TGCGACAGAAGCGTTAATGGTTGATAGAGTTTTTACAGCTGCGTCAGCCCAGCCACCATAATTCGGAGCATCGATTGTCATATCAATTGTAGCAGTACCGCTGGTAGCACCGCCGTTTAATCCGACTATGGTGTAATAATCATTTAAATTGACTGTGCCAACATTTGCGACTGTTGCTGTTTTTGCAATCGAAATAGTATTCGAGTCCACAACATTAACATCAAATATTGTTTCACTGGCAATTAATGTGTTGTTTGAACAGGATCTAACAATCACAGTATCAGAACCATCATAAGAATGATTATTTGCTGTGATAAACATCGCGGTAGAATTAATCGAATATGCTAAGTCTGATAGTTGTATAGTAACATTGGCAGTGGGGTTTTGTGGCAACGCAGAAGTATCACTGGATGTTTTTACTACTACCTTATCCCCGTCGCGAAGACAATGAAACTTATGATTGACTATAATATTATTCGCCGATCTAGTCCAAGAAACAGCGACATTCATAGCTTGTTCTAATCTAATACCAGTTAAAAGTTCTGTTCTGGTGTTGAGTAGCTCTCCGATTTTGAACGACGCTTCAGACACTAGATCTTCACCTGCCACAGTTCTTTCTGTCTCAGATGTGTTTCCTTTTATTATTTCGCCTTGTGTAAAGTTTCCATATACTCTGCGGAGAAATATTGTTCTATTTGCTCCTGATATAGTTTCCGAAACAAATATACCTCTAGCTCCAGAGGAAAGACCATCAACATATTCGCCAAGATCAAATAAATCTACATCACCTGTTACTGAAATCTCTGCGCTGGTTCTTTCTAAACTTATCTGCGGCATGTATTCTGGATACAAAGTTTCGCTGAAGCCAGCCAGAGAAAGCGTAGAAGTATTACTAAAACCAAACCCGCTGTTTCTTATATCAAAAGTAACGAAGCCTGCTCGTTGTCTAACATCGACAGCAACTGCCTTTGCGTTTGTACCGTTCTGAAATCCATCAACATCAAAAGTATCGCCTACCTTAAAATTAATGCCGCCATCAATGATAATAATATCAGAAAGAGAACCTAATATCAAAGGGCTTTGAGATACTTTTAGATTGTTATCGTCAAGAACAGTACTATTAATAATTTCTTCGCCAGCCTGAAACTCGCCACTCACGTTAGAAATATACAAAATATCAAAACGACTATTTTCTTTTAGGAACACTTGATAGTCGTTTACTATACCAGTCGCTCCAGAAAGGCGACCTCGTATGGGCTTGTTAACATACAGAGGAAGATATGGGCTGAATTGCATTTCTAGATATCTTGGTACGACGAAATCACCATCAGATGGTTTTAATACGTCATCGCCAGGAACATAAACATTAATATCTTCGTTGAATAGAAGGCGGAATAATAATTCTAGTCCGCGAGGAGAACCCTTAGATGAATATATTTCTTTGATGTGTTTTTGTAGAGTTCTTCTATCGCCAGCGTATTCGCGCGGCACACCTTGCAGATATTTGTATTGAAAGTTCTCTATGAATTTATCTAGAGTTGTATCAATATCTCTATAAGAGGGTAGCTTTCTAGTTTCGTAACCAATTTGATTTGTAGTGCCTGTCTCTTCTAGCCAATCAAAATATGCCTTTACGAAGGCGACGAACATCTCTCCTTCTTCTTTGTAAAAAGAAGGAAATTGACTTTCAACTAAGCTGGATACATATAACTCTACTTCTTTCATCTATTATGCTCTTACTGCATTTACTTGAATTGAAATATCTTCTTGGTCAATAATAATTACTTTATTTGTTGCTGTTTCAACATCTTGATTTTGTAATAATGCGTATATCTTAATAGAATTACCTGGATAAGAATCCACAGTCAACGAAGTTATGTTTACGATACCTACAGTGTAATCTACTGTACCAACATTAACATCATCAAGCTCATCTGTTTTTAACAACAGGGTTCCATTTCCATCGTCTTCTATACTAGCGTTAAATCCTCTATACAAAAATTGGCTAGAAGTAATTACTGGTGTTTCATTTACATATGCTCTTCCAATGTAATCCGTCAATAAAGCATTTTCGAAGTTCCAGGTAGTGGTAAACGGAACTGCTGGTTGAGGAGTAATTCGTTTTGATAGTCGCAAATTAGTTTCGTTACTTACAATAGAAGCGTCAGAAAGATCGATAGCATTTGTTAGTTTTGAGAACCTTAAATCTGAGCCAAAGTCTGCAAGATTTAAATCAGTATAATCATGTATTGCTTGGTTAACAATAGTTCTAAGCTCGTTTGCTGTTTTATTGGTCTTTGTATTGTTATATTTAACTACAGATTGAACGTCAACGAAGATAAAGTCAGGATCAACGACCAGAGGATCGATAGAAAGAGTAGTTCTATTTCTTGCGAATTCTTGAATTGCTAATTTTAACGGATCTGATAGAATTACTCCATCAAATGGAACTGCGGATATCAACACCTTACCAAATCTCGGCGGAGTAGCTTCTTCGCCGCCATATGCGATAACAGTTCTAAGCGATGGGAAGTTTGTTTTAATCAGCGACACGAAGTCACCAGAAGTAATAGCTCTTTCTTGAGTCTGAAAATATTTCGTAGAATTGAAACGAATAGATTCGGTTGTTTCTTGATACGAACCACCGTCAGTTTTGTCGGTATTGTTAATTAAAGAAAGTGATACAGAATAACCTTCTACCGAATCAACCGAAGCGAATCTATTGATGCCGTTTGCATCTTCGCCGACAGTCTTTCTATATTGAAGATATACTATATTTCCTGGAGTCAGTGATTTACCGACTACGTTATTACCAAACACGATTTCATATTTGTAGTCTTGCGCACCTTGGACAAAATAGATGGTATCTGTCGCAGAAAGTCCAAATAAACTATCAGCTCTAGACCACGTCGTGCTATTGGTAGAAATAGCAGAATCTCTCACTAGAACAGTAATAGAATCAGTGTCAGCATCTTCAGAAGAAGCGATAATTCTGCTATTATAGTTGAATGCTTCTGTAAGAACAATACCTTCAAAGAATTGCACTTGTGCCGAATAACCGCTTGCTCTAGAAAGAATAATTGGTTCTTCTGTGACAAAATAATAAGAGGTATTATTGTTTATGTCCTTACCAGATATCTTAAAATATTTTGGGATCGTTACCGAATCCGGAGGAGTAAATATTTCTGTAGCAGCAGGAACATTTACGGTAACATCTAGTGTTATTCTTGCACTGGTTCTGGATCTTGGCACGTAGTTAAGTTCTTTAGCATGAGAAACAACAGACTCACGTAATTGCGCGGTGTCTAAGAACATTTCACTTCCGACCATGTTTAGATACAACGCATTGTGGTATGTGTTGTAAGCCAATATGTCTAATAAGACCGAGAGGTTAGAACCCTCGTAATCGTAGTCTTTGAACTGGTCTTGTTGTCTCAGATATTGCTTCAGGCTTTCTTTATAAGCCGAAAGGTCTAACTGAGTAGTGTTCAAAAATCCATTGGCTGCCATTATCGGATCCTATTTAAGAAAAATTCAACAGCTGCTTGCTGTTCTGAATATATTAGTGAGAAAGTAATTTGCACATAATATGCTTGTCTATCGTAATCTGGTTTGATAACGATTTCTCTAATTACCGCTCTTGGTTCATAATTATTTAGAGTATTTTCAATTGCGTTTCTTAGAGTAATCGTAGTTGCTGCATCAATTGGCTCAAACAACAAAGCGCGAATATTGCCACCTATGTTTGGGTCTAATAATCGTTCATATTTATCCGTTAAGATTAAACTTCTTACAGAACGTTTTACTGCGTCAAATTCAGAAATTCTTAGTAAGTCGCTCTGTATTGGATTTCTAGCAAACGATGTGCTAAAGTCGCTATATTTTGGTTGTTTTTTCTCTGCCATTTTACTTCTCTATTTATACTTGCGTTGGACGGAAAACTTTTAATAACGAACCATTATTATTTACAGGATCATATCCTTTGCTCCAAGAAACAGAAATTGTTCCTGAATTCGGTTCATTTTGAAGCGATTGACAGCCACCGAGGAAAGACATCTTTCCATCGGGGAATACCTGATACACGAAATTAGCATGACCATAATCCCACAAACATATATCTCCCACGCGAGCTTCAGAAAGAGGAACTTCAACTGCGCCATAATCTGAAGCTCTATTCATAATATCATATGCGTCTAATGTAGTTGTATATCTGTATCCAGATCTTTTTAGAACCCAGTTTACAAGAGCCATCGACCAAGGTGTTTGGTCAGAATTAAATGGAGCTATGTTAGTATCATAGCCCATATCAGCAAAGATTCCTATAATGTTTCTATTACTCTGGAAGCCCTGTGTCCCAGTTTCTTTCCAAGCACCATCAAGACCTTCTGATACTAATGTTTGGAACGCAACTCCGAGCGGTATGACAGCTTCTTTTGGAGCTATTGATTCAAGGGGATCTAAAGAAAGATTTCTTAGAGTTCCAGGAAAAGTAGATTTAATGTTTCCAGTGAGAACGTTTTCTATTTTCATCTTATATGAATCTGGATTGGCAACATACGCTGCCATCTGTGTTGCGTATGATTCGACAGTTTTAGTCGGCAACGTTGATGGCGCTTCAGGAGTTTGTGAAGATAAGACCAATCCATTATCTGGAGCTGGAGCGCCAGATAATCCAGAATTTGGTGGAATGGTTTCTGGCTGTTGTAAATCACTAGTTGGAACACTTGGGACTGAGTTAGTTTGTTCAGCCACAGACTTATCAAATGTAGCAGAAGCACTGGACGATATTTGCGGGGTATCATCCTGTTGTGCATTAACACCACCCGACGAAGTGGATTTAGATCCGCTGGTTGGTCCTTTTGATGGAGCTTTCCAAAGCGCAACATTTACACCATTTATAAAAATATTTGGCGAGTAAAATACATCAGAACTTGTAGGATATGAACCTGGATTTTTTACTGGCATAATTTAACCCTTTCTTCCATTTTTATAATCTTTGAATTTGTTAGGAACATGTGCGTTTTTGTGATTCATAAAGGTAGCGACAGGCGTCGATGATTTCGCGCCATTCGGATTCTTAGCACCGAACCCGCCGATTGCTATATGATTCCAGCCAACAGCACCTTTGCTAGTGTATTCTAGCAGATGTTGTCTTGCTCGATTACCAACAATTTCGTGAATTTTTAATGCTTGATCGTATGCCGACATTCCGACTGGACCAAGGTCGATTGCACATCCAGTAATATGATCGCTTTTCGGGTTTCCCTTACCAGTTGCAGAATTTGGATCGCGCAAACCATCATTGATATTAAATCTTAATCCTGCATCTCTTAGCGGATCTAATATTACTTGAGCTAAAATAGTTAGATTATTTACAACATCTGCTGCGCTAATACCACGACTTCCTCTAATAGGAATACCTTTGGTTAGATCTTTTAATTTATAATATTTAGAGATCTTGACATTTAAATCACCATTCCATTCTATCTTGGTCGGCTTCACATCAGTAGAACCACCAGCTGTTGGTGTAGTACCACCTGTATCAGTAGTGTATGGCGTTTCGTCGCTTCCTTCGCCAGATCCGTCTAATACACCGCGACTGTTCTGGGTATAACCTTCGCCATCTGCCAATGTTTCAGCAGAAGACGCAGAAACACTTAATTCATTTACTGGTGTTGGCGCGCCGATACCAGCAGTTCCTTCGTTCATTCTAATTTCTGAACCTTCTAAGAATAATTTACTTGTGATTATCTTAGCTTCACCCTGAGAGGTTAGATTAAACTTACCGCCGACTTTCCAATTTACGTCGCCGACTGTTGATATGTTTGTCGCCTTATTTGACAACAAGTTAATATCACCTGTTGCTGAAATGTTACAATTACCACGGATATAGAAATTACCATCACCATATGTTATCTGATTCATAGAGCCATTGGAACGCATAACAATTCTACCATCTGGATGTATTTCTATAAATGATCCAGTTTTATGGAAAATGTGAATTCGCTCAGAACCTTCCGTATCGTCAAATTCTAATACGTGACCGCCAGCAGTTTCCATAACATGATTCTTGGGATATTCTGTAGCATACTTTGACGAAGGCTCATTCCAAGTTAATCCAGAAGCAGTTAGAATTCCTGCAGCAGCAGTTCTCTTTGTGTAGGTAATCGCGTCTTCATCTGTTTGGCGACTAGGAGTTTTATAGTTTGGCTGGGTAACTGATGTTATCTCTCCAGTCACAGGATCAGTTTCAACTACAGATTCTGACGCGTCTACTGTTCCCTTTAATTTGTTCAAATATTCTTTGAAATATTTTACTCGTTCAGCCTGACCGTTTGAAGGTACTTTTCCGTTTACGATACCACCAGTTGCTATAATGTATGCGTCAGTTTCATTCGGCGGAGAAGGTTTATTGTATCTAGAACTCCTGCTTACATTTGTTTTCCACCACCAAGCAGAAGACAAAGCGGCAGACTCAATTGATTTTGCCAAGTCATCTGGAGATCGTACGCAGTTAATACCACATGCTCTTTCTACTGCAGCATAATTACTCTTTCCAGTAATTTGCAAATATCCTCTTCCTCTATATTTGTAACCATCTCCACTAGCTTCATTACCATTACCAAGTTCTTCTCTTGCATAAACCCTACTTCCTAGTCTAGGTGGATTCTTAATATAAGGAGCAGTATCAACGCCTTTGAAATATTTGCCAAAAGTTTTTCTAATTGCAGAATCAGTACTGTACGACAAATTCTCTTCTAGTTTTCTAAAGTTTCCAGTTTCATGTTTGCAGTTAGCCAAGAACGCAGCGAGTTCTGGAATTGTTGTGATTCCTTGTTTCTTTGCTGCTTCTATCAATGCTGTTTCGTGTTCGTTGAAATC